ATTTCAATGTTACCTAAAACCAAAACGGAACGCCATTCCGATATTTGCAAGGAAATCAATGCCTTGTACGCACGAAAAAATCATGACTATGGTGACAGCTTTCACCAGACCTTCACGGAAGAAGGAATGGCAATGCCCCGGATCAGACTTGGGGATAAGCTGGCCCGGTTCAAGAGCCTGACCAAATCCGGGGTTCAGGAAGTCAAGGATGAATCTATCCGTGATACCTTGATTGACCTTGCTAATTACGCCATTATGACCGTTCTTGAACTGGACGATCTGAAAGCGGAGGAACACGCCGATGAACGCTAACCGTTATATGCGGGATTCCTTGCGAACCGCTGACCGTTCCAACATGGATCGGCTGAAGCTGGAATGTGCCTTGGGCCTTTGTGGTGAAGCCGGTGAAGTGGCCGAACAGGTGAAGAAACATTTCTTCCACGGCCATGAACTGGACAAGCGCCACATGATTGAAGAACTTGGTGATGTGGCTTGGTATTTGGCCGTTTTGTGTGATGCCATTGGTTCTGACCTTGATACGGTCATGGAAGAAAACTTGAAAAAGCTGGAACAGCGTTACCCTGAAGGGTTCGATCCTTACCGGTCACAGCACCGGAATGAATTGGGAGGTTGAAGAAAATGAAAATTATCAAGCCTGATGTGCAGTTCATCACCCCGATTGATGGGGCCACTATTCTGAAGCGGCTGGAACAATGTGGCCGTGTCTGCTACAAGTCCGAGGATAAGATCACGGAAGGTTCCGCTGAAAAGTTCGTTGCCGGGATCATCAAGCGTGGGCATGAAGCGGTTCTGGAACATTGTTCCTTCACGGTGAAGTTCATTTGTGATCGTGGGGTTTCTCATGAGATCGTCCGCCACCGGATGGCTTCTTACTGTCAGGAATCCACCCGCTATTGCAATTACGGCAAGGGCAAGTTCGGTGAGGAAATCACGGTGATTGAACCTTGCTTCCTTGAACCCGGTTCCAGAGCCTATGACTATTGGCGGGATGCCTGTGAAGGAGTGGAAATTCGCTATTTTGATATGCTGGCGGAAGGATGCACACCGCAAGAAGCCCGTTCGGTTCTTCCCAACAGCCTGAAAACGGAAGTGGTCATGACGGCCAACATTCGTGAATGGCGGCATTTCCTGAAGTTGCGCTGTTCACCCGCCGCACATCCGCAGATGCGGGAAGTGGCCCTGATCCTGTTGGACAAGGTTCATTGGCTGATTCCGGTGTGCTTCGATGATATTTGGAGTGAATACCATGCCGATGTTTAAGAAGTCCGGTGGTAAAATTTTCGCTGTTCAGTTCAACAAAGCTGAAGAACGGGCCTTGGATCAGGAAATCAAGAAACAGATTGTGGAAAATGATCGGGCCTTTGACATGGACAAAGAATCATCCATCCTGTGGATGCTTCACACCCAATTTGGATTTGGCCCAAAGCGTCTGAAGCTGGCATGGAAGCTGTTCTATGCCGAAACCTTGAAGCTACGGGAATATTACCTGATGGAACAGGCCGATGATGGGTGGTTGGCCCGTAAAAAGCTAAAGGACATTGGGTGTGACATTGAAGAATGGTACAGAGAAGAAGGAGGGAAAACCGATGCCTAAACCTTGGGAAAATGCTGAAGGGTATCACGATCCGACAGCCTACCACGGCACAAAGAATATCATCCGTGACGAGGATGAACAGCAGAAGCGGGTGAACACCCTGATCTTCGTCCTGAAGTACATCACCCGTTTGGCGGGGTTTGAACTTCTGAACCGCATTGAAATCAAAGACCGTAAGACCGGGAGGGAATACCGATGAAAAAAGAAGTTTTGGTTCATGGGGCCATGAAATACCGCTGTGATAAATGCGGACGGTCATGGTGGATGTTCTTGGAAAAGGGCATTGAAGAATTTGGTAAGAATCACAAGCCTTCGCCATTTTGTATCATGTGCCGTTGTGGTGGAACGGCTATGGATGTTTCTGGAATTGTCAAAATCCCCGATGGTGGCTATAAACCCCTTCCCGCTGGTGAAGGATATTTCGCCAATAAAAAGGATTCTGATTGTGGAGTTCCGGTTCTTCCCGTCTTTCTTCAGTAGGGGTTGGAACAGCGTGTGGAACAGGTATGGAATAGATGTTTTTTCTATATCTGTTCCGCACGAAAACCCTTGATTTTCAAGACTTTTTCAGTTGTTTTCAGGGAACGGAACAGATGGAACAGATGTAAATATACTTTCTTCTTATTAAGAAAAAAATATATAAGAAATGTGTATATAAGTAACTGCCCGTTTTATCTGTTCCATGCGTTCCAAAGTCCTGAAACCACTTGATTTTTCAGCATTTATTAACGGTACAGATGCAATGAAAACGGAACAGACCACCGCAGAAAGGATGTGTTACATAGTGAATGACAAAGACCTTTCCCAACAGGCTAAAGAATACTTTGCCCAAATCAGGAAAACGGATCGTTTGATCCATCGGCTTGATAGCACCATTGCAACCTTGCGTTCCAGCTTGACTTCTACCGGAAGCCAACTGAAACAGGACAAGGTTCAGACTTCAGGCCCCAAGAATACCCTTGAAGAAACCATCACCAAGATCATTGACCTTGAAGCCAAGATCAATGCCCGGATTGATGAACTTGTGAGCATGAAACAGGAAGCGTTCACCATGATCAACCGGATTCCTGACCTTGATCAGCAAAATATTCTGATCGGGCGCTATATTCAGTTGAAAAAATGGGAAGATATTTCTGAAGAACTGAATTATTCTATGCAATGGGTTTTTGAACTTCACGGAAAGGGTTTACTTGCTTTTGCCAAGGCAAACAGCGACTTTCTAAACAACCGAGAAAACCAGAGTGCCACCGGTTCCAAACAGAGTAAAGAATCGGTAGAATAGTAAATAAGAAATTGCGCCTACGGGAAACCGGGGCGCTTTTTCTATGCCTGATGAAAGGGGTGAATACCTATGACACCAAGACAGCGGAAGTTCTGTGATGAATACCTGATCAGCGGCAATGCTACGGATGCGGCAATCAAGGCGGGGTATTCGCCCAAGACCGCAAAGCAGACGGGTTCTGAAAACCTTGCAAAACCTGACTTGAAAGCGTACATCGAAACCGAACTTGAAAAACTTCATTCGGCCAAGATCGCTGATGCTGAAGAAGTCATGAAATACCTGACTTCGGTAATGCGGGGGGAACATACTGAAGAAATCCCGATCCTGTGCGGTGACGGTTGCCAAGAGTTGACGCAGAAAGAGGTTGGAGCCAAAGAAAGGCTGAAGGCCGCTGAACTGATCGGCAAGCGTTATGGTATGTTCACGGACAAGGTAGGTGTGGAAGGGGCCGTTCCGGTGATTATCACGGGGGATGATCAACTTGAAGATTAGCCCACAGGCCAAGCGGGTTCACCTTCCTGAAGTGGTTGGCAAGGGTTACGGAACCTTCTGGAACTTCAAAGGCCGTTACCGGGTGTGTAAGGGAAGCCGTGCTTCCAAGAAATCCAAGACAACGGCCCTGAACATCATCAAACGGATGATGCAATACCCGGAAGCCAATACCCTTGTGGTTCGCAAGGTGTTCAGAACCTTGAAAGATTCCTGTTTCACCGAACTGAAATGGGCAATCAACCGCCTTGGGGTTTCAGCCTATTGGGAAATCAAGGAAAGCCCCCTTGAAATGACTTACCTTCCCACCGGTCAGAAGATTTACTTCCGGGGCCTTGATGATCCCCTGAAGGTCACTTCAATTACGGTTGAAATAGGGTTTCTGTGCTGGTGCTGGATTGAAGAAGCATACGAAATCATGAATGAAGCTGATTTTGATATGCTGGATGAATCCATCCGTGGTGCTATCCCGGAAGAAACCGGCCTGTTCAAGCAAATCACGCTGACATTCAACCCATGGAACGAAAAGCATTGGATCAGGAAACGCTTCTTCGGGGAGATCACCGGCAAGGATGCCCAAGGGAATCCCACATACAAGTTCCATGATAGCTGGATCAGCCCGGATGGGCAGATTTACGCCACAACCACCAATTACCTGTGTAATGAATGGCTGGACACGGCGGATTTGAAGGTGTTCAACACCATGAAGGAAAACAACCCCCGCCGCTACAAGGTGGCTGGTCTTGGGGGTTGGGGCATTGTGGATGGCCTGATTTTCGATAATTGGCGGGAAGAAGCCTTTGATTATCTGGCTATTTCCAAGAAGCCTGATGTGAAAAGCGCCTTCGGCCTTGACTTCGGTTATACCAACGATCCCACGGCCCTATTCTGTGGGCTGGTGAGTGAGAAGGAAAGAACCATTTGGGTTTTTGATGAACTGTATGAAAAGGCCCTGACGAACCGGGCAATCTGTGACCGGATCACCGGCATGGGCTACGGCAAGGAACGGATCAAGGCCGATTGTGCCGAACCCAAGAGCATTGATGAATTGCGGGATGCTGGCCTTCATCGTATCAGAGCCGCCCGGAAGGGCAAGGACAGCGTGAACAACGGAATCCAGTACATTCAGGGTTACACCATCATTGTTCA